CGAGCGCCGCACCCGCGTGGACTGGAAGGTCCACCCGCGCGGGCCCGAGGACCTGGAGAGCGCCGAGGTCAAGACGCAGCTCCTGAAGTTCGTCTCCGACACCAATCAGGCCGCATGGGAGCGGAGCAAGGCCTTCAAGGATGCGGTGAAGGTGGGCGTGGGCTGGATCCGCGAGTTCGCGCAGATGGACCCGGACCGGCTGCCGGTGTCGATCCAGCACAACGACTGGAAATCCATCCGCTGGGACGAGTTCAGCCGCGCCGATGACATGCGGGACTGCCGGGCGATGAACATCGACCGCTATATCGACCTGGACTACGCGATCGCGATGTTCCCGGGCAAGGCGGCCGAGCTGCGCAACGTCAGCCAGCAGTTCGTCGACGCGGCCATGGAGAACGTCGAGGACGACCTGACGATCCCGCAGATGTTCCATGGCCAGCGGATCCGCTCCGGCACCTTCAGCGGCTCCGTGCGGGCCGACCGCCGCCGGCGATCGCGGGTGAAGCTGGTCGAAACCGAGTACCGCCGTGTGGTGGTGGAACGCCGCGTGCGCGCGCTGACCCAGGACTACCCCGAGCTGTCGAACATGATGTTCGACGAGCAGGACGGCGCCCTGAACGACTATCTCGACCGAGGCCTGATTACGGTCGATGACCGGCCGGTCGAACGCATGTGGGTGGCGATCTGGGTGCCGGAAACCCGGATCATGTGCCTGCACGAACCCATGCCCTACCGGCACGGCCGGTTCAGCCTGACCCCGACGTGGTGCTACCGCCGCGACCGCGACGGCATGCCCTACGGCGTGATGCGCGGCCTGCGCGACCCCCAGGACGAGTACAACAAGCGCCGTTCCAAGGCGCTGTTCGCGCTCAGCACCAACCGGGTCATGTACGAAGAGGACGCGCTCGCCAACGGCGTGGACGAGGAAGATTTCCTCGCCGAGGTCCCCAAGCCCAACGCCCAGCTCAAGCTGGCGTCTGGCGCGCTGCTCGCCGGCAAGATCAAGATCGAGACGGGCGGCGAGATCGCCACGGGCCACATCACCCTGATGGAGGGTGCGGCCAGGCATATGTTCGAAGCCTCCGGCGTCACGCGGGAGAACCTGGGGCTGAGCAGCGACGCGAAGTCGGGCAAGGCCATCATCGCCAAGCAGCAGCAGGGCGCGGTCGGCACCGCCGAGATCTTCGACAACAACCGGCGCGCGCTGCAGACCAGCGGCGAGAAAACGCTCTCGCTGACCGAGCAGTACATCACGATGCCCATGCAGATCCGCATCGTGGGCCCGGAGGGCGTGCACTTCGTCGCGATCAACCAGCCGACCGTGGACCCGCTCACCGGGGCGGTGGTGTTCGAGAACGACATCCTCAACTCGCAGGCCGATTTCGTGGTGGACAGCCACAACCATCACGAAACGATCCGGATGGCGATGGCCGAGCAGCTTCTCGAGACGATCGGCACGCTGGATCCGCAGATCGGACTGCAACTACTGGACCTGGCCATCGAGCTCACCGACCTGCCCAACCGGCAGGAGCTGGTCGCGCGCATCCGCCAGATCAACGGCGTGGGCCAGCCTGCGCCCCCGCCCGACCCGAACGCCGAGGCCGCGGCCGCCGCCGAGCAGCAGGCGGCGCAGCACGCGCAGGACGTGCAGAACCGGCGCCTCGAGGCCCAGGCCGCCAGGGACCAGGCCACCGCGCAGAACCTGCTGGCCAAGGCCAAGCAGATCGAAGTGCAGACCAAGGGCGAGGCGCTGGGCGTCGCTGGCGCCCTGCAAAGCGCAGTGCATCTCGCCCCCGCGGCCGACCGGCTCGCGGAATACCCGCCACCCGTTGGAACCGGCCCTGAAGCCGGTATGGAGCCACAGTGATGCAGAACGATCCGCAAGACCCGGTTGTCGACGATGCCGACGGCCTGACCGTGGAAGAGCGCGCCGAGCTCACGGCCGACGAGGCCAGCGGCGGCGCCCCCACTGGCGCCGCGGCGCAGGCGGCACCGACCGCGCCGGCTGCGCCCGCCGAGGCACCGCCCACCGTGACCCCGGATCCGCGCGACGCCGCGCTGACCGCGCTGGCTGAGACGCAGGCGCAGACCGCGGCCGCGCTGGCCAAGGTGACCGAGAACCTGGACCGCCGCCAGCAGCCGGAGCCCCCCGCGACCCCGGAGCCGGAGGCACCGACGGAGCCCGACTGGGATACCGAGCGCAAGGCGCTGAAGCAGAAGTACGACGACGGCGACTTGGACGACGACCAGTTCGAGCAGGCGCGCGAGGAACTGCTCGAGCGCCGGGCCGAATGGCGCGCCGAGCAGCGCGCCGCCGCGCTGGTGAACCAGTACCGCGAGCAGGACCAGGCCCAGGCCCAGCAGCGCCAGCAGGAAGCGCTCGACCGCCAGTGGGAGTCGAGCATGCAGGCATTCATGGGCGTGGAGGCCAACGCGAACCTGCTGGCCGACCCGACGCGCGTGGCGGCATTCAACGCGGTGCTGGCGTCGGTCGCCCAGGAAAAGCCCAATGCCTCCTACTCCGAAATGCTGGACGATGCCCGCGACCGGACGATGCGCGCGTTCAACATGACGCCGCCGACGATCATCACCGACAAGCAGAAGATCGCCGATGCCCTGAAGAACAGGCAGGCCACCCAGGTGCCGCCCGACCTGTCGCGCGCGCCGGCGGCCGGATTCGATGCCGAGCGCGGCAACGAGTTCGGCGACCTCGACGACCTGGACGTGGACGAGCTCGAGAACCGCCTGGCGCACATGAAGGAAGAGGACGTCGAGCGCTTCCTCGAGACGGCGCCGGGCGGCCTGCTGGACAACCCGCGGAGCTGATGCGCGCATGGCACTCCGACTCGACCTTTCCCCCGGCGACGTCCTGCGTATCGGTACCGGGACGACGCTGCGCGTAGAATCGAAGTCGGGGAACCGCACGCGCGTCAGCATCGAGAGCGACTACCGCGTGACCCGCGACCCGAAGCGGGTCGAAGCACAAGCCACGCCCGCGCCAGAGCGGGCCGCCCCGGCCATCCGGCGGCCGCGATAGAACCCCACGGCGCAAGAGTGCCGGCGCGCGAGCAGCGCGTTCAAAAACCCATCCCGGCGCATGAGTGCCCCACCGAAGAAGGAGTGCCGAAATGGCCCGTACCGTCTTTGGCGTTGGCGATCCCAGCGCCGTCAAGCGTTTTTCCGCCATGCTCTTCGTCGACAAGGCGCGCAAGTCCTACTGGGACAACCGCTTCGCGAAGAAGGGCCGCGATGCCGAGGTGCCGATCCAGATCCTGACCGAGCTGGAATCGGATGCCGGCGACACCATCAGCTTCGACCTGTTCGCCCAGCTCCGCGGCAAGGCCACCTACGGCGATGACCGTATCAAGGGCAAGGAAGAAGAGCTCAAGAAGTTCACGGACAGCCTGAAGATCGACCAGGTGCGTTCGAGCGTGTCGGCCGGCGGCCGCATGACCCGCAAGCGCGTCCTGCACGACCTGCGCATGCTGTGCCGCAAGCTCAGCGGCGACTGGTGGCAGCGCTGGAACGACGAGGCGATCAACGTCTACGCCGCCGGCGCCCGCGGCGTGAACGACGACTTCATCGAGGACACCGACTGGACCGGCTTCGCCGGCAACCCGCTGCAGGCCCCCGATGCGAACCACCAGCTCTACGGCGGTTCGGCCACGTCCAAGGGCAGCCTGACCACCGCCGACGGCATCAGCCTGACCCTGATCGACCGGCTGGTGGCCAAGGCCAAGACCATGGGTGGCGGCAGCAAGCGCCAGCCGAAGATCCGGCCCATCGTGATCGACGGCGAGAACCGCTACGTGTACCTGATGAGCCCGGGCGACGAGTTCCGCCTGCGCACTGGCACCAACACCGGCCAGTGGCTGGACATCCAGAAGGCGGCGGCGGCGGCCAATGGCCGCAACAACCCGATCTTCAAGGGCGGCCTGGGGCTCTACAACAACGTGGTCCTGCACGAGCACCAGGGCGTGATCCGCTTCGACGACTACGGCGCGGGCGGCAACGTCCCGGCCGCGCGCAACCTGTTCATCGGCATGCAGGCGATGGTGCAGGCGTTCGGTTCGCCGGGCGGCGGCCTGCGCATGGACTGGAACGAGGAAACGGACGACCGCGGCAACGAGATCGTCATCACCACCGGCTGCATCAGCGGCGTGAAGGCGACCGTGTTCAACGACGAGCGCTACGGCTCGATCGCCGCGGACGTCTACTCGCCCATCGTGCAGTAAGCGCCCAGGACGCCCGCACCCGGGCCGTCGCAGCCGCGGCGGCCCGGTACCAAGGCTCCATCCACGCATCCAGCATCCAGAGGTAATTGCCATGGCTACCGCGCGCAACCCCGGCGTGAGCAAGAACGTCCGCACCAGTGAAGATGCGGGCCAGCTCACCCTGAACCACTTCGAGTTCGACCTGGCGGCCTCGTACCGCCCCACCAGCTTCGCCGCCACCACCTCCGATCGCATCCAGATCGGCGAAGTGCCGGCCGGCGAGGTGCTGGTCCCGCACCTGTGCCGCATCGCGGTCCCGGTCCTGGACACCCACAACTCGCCGACGGGCGACTACTCCATCGGCACGGCCGACGATGCGGACGCCCTGAAGGGCACCGCAGCGTCGGAGACGGCCGTGGTCCTGAGTGGCGAGGACCTGCTCGTGCAGCCCGACGGTGTCGGTTCGCGTGACCAGCCGACGCCGATCTACCTGCACGCGCTCGGGGCGCACGCCACCCTGGCCGCGACCGGCAAGGTGGTGTTCGACCAGGTCAGCCGCCCGTTCGACGCCACCATCGACGGCTGATCCGAGCCTTCGGCTGCAACCGGATACGGCCGCCTTCGGGTGGCCGTATCCATTTCAGGAGTCACCCATGAAGATCCAATGCCTGATCCATCGGCAGGGCGGTACCGAGGTCACCTTCGACCAGGACGACCGCTGGCCCGCCGGCCGCTACCACTTC